CTACTATGTGATAGCGCTAATGTCACCAGTTCGGATAGCCGTCGGTCTAAAGTTCAAGGCCGCACCGCGTAGCTCGCCACGGATTGTAACCAAGTTAGACTGCACGTTGGTGTCATCTTGCTCAAACATCTCGACAACAGTGCTCTGGCGGTCTGCATACATGTCAGCATCGCGAGACTTACAAATAACAGTTCCTGCTGGAATGTTATTAGACACAACTACCGGCAAGCCCCATAGCAACGGAGTTAAGCCGTTGTTAACGTAGCTTACAGCACCAGAAGCCGCAACGAATGCCGCGTCACCTGTGCCGCGTCGAGTAGATTCAACAGCCGCCCAGTCAACAGGATTAAAATAGAAGAAATCAGGCATATAGTCAGCCGCCATCACTTCGTATTTCATCTTATTGGTTAGGCCGTAGATGTCAGTAGTCGACAATGGTGAGGTTGCTGTACTGTTACCAGCAGCCAACCACCCGCTGAAGTTATTGCCAGTGCCGTCACCGTTGATGATCTGGTTCTCTGTGGCATTCTGGACACCGTGACGCATACGTCGATCGATGTAAGAAGCCAAGAAATCAGAGTCGTCTAACGCCTGCTTAGATGCTTTCAGGAAGTGTGCAACAGTCTGAATTGGCGTTGAAACCTCTTCGAAGGTCAATACAGACTCAGCCTTAGCACCACCTTCCGTTTGACCTGCTGCGTTATTAGTCCACAACAGTTCGCGAGAGTAATAAACGATATTGCTTGAGGTTGAACCAGTCATCACTGTTGGGAAAACAGACAACGAACGGAAAGCGCCCTCAACAACACCAGGCAACTTATCGTGCTGCGTGATAGAGTTATCGCCACCAGTTAAGATAGTATTCTTAAGCTCGAAGCGCGCCTTTTGAGAGTTGCCAGTCGCGAAAGTCTTAAACGACTCAGACTCTACGAACTGCTCGCCCAAAGACTTAGACTCAGCTTTTAGCGACTCAAGGTTTACACCTTTTTGTAGCAAGTCCTGAACGTCACCCTTCACGCCTTCAAGGTCTTTAGCAATACCGGCGTGATCTTCTAGCAAGCTCTTAAGCTCGCCGCGCGCCTCAGTTGTTGCTTTGCCCTGATCAGCTACCTGATCGTTTACCTTTTTGATTGCCGCGTCTACTTGATTCTGAATTGAATCTAACGCGCTTTTAATTTCAGTGCTCATATTTAATTACCTACTGTGAATGAACTTAAAATATTTAGCGTATCTTTTTCGCCTTCAGAATCACTCTGTTTTATAGCGCTTTTCACTGCAGACACGATCACCGTGCTTTCCTGCTGCGAAAGACCGGCTTCACGCTTTAATGCGGCCTCAATACTTTTCAGATCCTTAGCGCTCTCAAGGGCGCTCTTGATCATATCGACTCGCGCGGCGTTATCTGCTGGCTCTTCAACTAGCGACACCTCGACAAGCTCAATTTGTTTCAGCTTGCGTCCCTGGTGTGGCTCGTTGCTGTCGTAATCCTTGGCGATGTAGCCAATAGATAAGCCTGATATAGCGCCGTGGCGAAGTAAGGCGGCGGCATCTTCTGCCACACTATGGCCTTTCGTCAGCTCACCCTCTACAACTAAACCGCGCTCATCTTCGTAGATTTCTAAGTACTTCCCTATCACGGGGCCGTAGTGATTCCATCGAAGTGCGACGCCGCGCTCTCTGTCTTCTAGCGTTTGCTTGTATGCGCCTGGTAATATCGTATCTCCGTAAGCATCTACGCCATTGAAAACCGACGCATACCCTTTAAATTTTAAATTACCCTCAGCCCCGAATTTTATCTCACTCTGGGTCAGCGCTAGGTGCTTCAGTTCCATTATCTAACCCTCCTGGGGTCGGCTCTGGTGTCGATTCCGTACCGGCTGGCACTAATGAACCGTTTAAATATATATCGTCTCCGCCGTCTTTCTCTTCTAGACCTTCGCGCGCCCGCCCCTCATTAGGTGTTAGCAAGCCTGCATTAATCGCAGTAGACGCGGCGTTAACTCTTGTATTGAAGTCTGCACGCAACAAGGCGTCAAAGTCAAATTCGATAGATACGCTTTTCCAGTCTGATTTAGGCATCAAATGCCGCTTAAGGCTGGATTCGATTCTCTCAAGGTAGGGGCGTAAGTTTAGCTTATAGAAACCTTGCGTTATCTGCTCGATGCCGCTGCCCCACGTAGTCGTGGCGCTAGTGTCGTTAATCAAAACAGACGGTACGCCCATAAAGCGCGCGATATCCTCAACCTGAAAACGCCTGTTCTCGATTAGTTGCATATCGCTGGGACTCATGCTGGTTTGCTGGTACTTAAAGCCCGCCTCAAGTACGAACAAGCCCTCGCTTGCGCCCTCTTCAAGCCCTTTGAAGTTCTCTTTGATTGCGGCTCGCTGCTTATCCGTTAGGGCGTCGTCTACCGTTAATATACCGGTAGCTTTACCGCCACTTGCGGCCAGGTCGCTCACGCGCTTGTCTGCTGCTTGGGCTATGCTTATAGACGTTGCTGCATATCCTAGAGGGGATAGGCCAACAATACCATTGCCGAATAGGCGTATATGCCAGATTGACTCTTCTGCAAAGACTCTCACGCTACTGTCTGCAGTTGTGTAACAGTAAACAAGGCTACCGTCAATTAGCTCCACACCCATTTGTGAGGATACAAGCGGCGTCAATGCAATCACTCTGCCGCGACTGGTGCGCTCCACGGCGACGTAAGCATTACCCCACGTTACCAGCGAAAGCATGATGCACTCGAAAAACTCTGTTCTGGTTTGTCGCTTGTTTGGCTGGTAGTTGATCAACTCCCAAAGCTCATAGTCAGTGCGAGGCTTTTTGACGTGCGTAGCCTCGTCGATCTCGTAGCACTTTATCGGCATTGCTGCAACAACTTCAGTGAGAAGCCTAGCGCTTGCCCAGAACGCAGATACCGACATAGCAGAATCAAACGTGACCGGCTCCGCAGTCACTCGCCTGGAAGGTGCTGGATTCTGAAATCCTTCTTTGCGACTGTCGCCGCCTGAATTATAAAACCAACTATACCAAGCCATATTTTTAAAAGCTCATACTCAAAGGATTCTCTATAGCGCCCGCTACACCGCTTGTCTGTTCAAGCATTGCGCGCCCTAACGCCATCATTAACGCTACAGGCCCATCAATCTTATTTTCTGGGCGGTCTTTGTTTGGATAAATGTTATCTTTCTTGTCTAGCTTGCCAGTTACATTAGATAGCATCCATGTAAAACAGGCGTCGCCGTTGTGCTTTATGCGGCCTGCTCTAATAAGGCTATCTAATTCTTTCATTGGCTCACTAAAGTTCAAAACAGTAGGGCGCATCTCGACAACATTTACGCCCTCCTCCATTAACTCAGTTACTAGCATTGTAGCTTGAAACGGATCATAAGCCAACTCTATAACATCAAGGTGCTCACATAGCTCCAATATGTCTTCTTTTATCTCGTTGAAATCAATAATCTCGCCGCCCGTGACATTCAAAATACCCTCAGCAGTCCACTTCACATAGTGTTCTTTCTCTTCTGCTGCCGCTTCTGGGAGGTAGTGCTTCCCGAATTGGATATATTTACCCTCAAATGGGATCAGTATCTCGACTGCTGCAATATCTACTCGGCTCGCTAAGTCGAGCCCGATATACGCGGGCATACCCTTAAAGTCATCTAGTGATAGCTCTGGATCTGAAAGCGCCCGCCATTTCTCGACGTTATAGAACGCATCTTTCGAGCCTACCCAAATATTGAGATGTTTTGTTTTAAAGCTGCTTTGCTTTCTGGCGTTGTTCTTTGCTTGCTGAAGCTGTGCAAGTAGAAAGTCTTCATTAACGGACACCCCATAATTAGGGTTAGCCTTCTTCAACGACTCCAGGCTCGTCCACTCGTCACCCTCATCAATGCCGTAAATCAAGGCAAACGTGCGATCATCATCAAGCGAGCCCTCAAGCATTTTCTGGCAATCAAGCTGCATGTCAAAGCATGGCCCCTCGATATTACTGCCCGCCGTTGTGATCATCAGCATGAGCGGCTGCTCTCGCGCACCCAT